GTATTAGATCTAGTCCTGTATGTTGTTTCATTACAGGTAGCATCTTGACTAGTAGTGTATCCATTACAAAATCACCATAACAAGAATAAGTATTAGGTATCTGTTGATCGGTCCATGTTCCAAGGATCGGGGACTGTGAGTGTATGTTATGTTTATACATAAAATCAACAGCATCTCGTTTAAGTAAAAAATAATTCAATATAAAATTAGCCATATCATAAGACAATGCTTTTTTAATTACTTGATATTTGTGATCGCTAAACATCAAATCCCTTCTGTAAAAAATTAAACGATACTGATATTCTTATTTCATCACTTAAGTTTGGTTCAACACAATGCCAAAGCCATGCGGGAAATATAATTATCCTACCTTCTAACGGATCAACCCTAACTTCTCTCCATAGATGTGATGGAGGTGTTTTTTGTATTCTTCTTGGCATAACCATGTGAGATGTTGTTCTTGGATCATTAAATACTATTTGTCCAGAGTTCTTAGGTGCTTTGATATAATACACCCCACTAAAATGACTGTTCGGGTGAACGTGTGGTCTGTTATAACCACCTGGTGGGTTTATGTTAGCCCACATATTACCTAAAAAAGGTTCGCTCTCTAACCACTCTTCTTGAAATATTTCCATTTGCATTTTAAATAATTCATCGACCAATGGTTTAAATACAGGTATCTCATGCATGTTGGTTGTGCTATGCCAGCCATTTACATTAGTTCGTTTAACTCCTTTGTCTTTATCAGCCCAGGCAAGAACTTCTTTCTCAAAAAGTCTATTATCTAGATCAACATCTTTTGCATATATGATTGTTGGAAAGTATGCAGCTTTAATCATCATTTAAAAGGTGTACCTCCAAACCACATAACTAAAGATTTTCTGTTGCCACGTATTACTGGTTTAACTCTATGTCTTATAAACGATGCAAAAAATACAGCGTGCCCTTGTTTTATTTTTGCAACTTTATTTTCAGACATTAATTCTAGATCCCCACCTTCAAACTCTGACTCAGGAGATAATAAACAAGTCATAGATATTTTTCGCACTGGTGGTTCGTGTTGCATGTTTACATCGTTATCTACATGCCATTCATAAAATCCACCTTCTGGATATTCTGTGTATTGTGCCATTTCAGTTATAGTCATTCCATCAAAACCAAAATGATTGCCGTTTGTTTGTTTCATAATTTGCTCAATGTCTTTATACATTTCTGGTGTCTTAGAAAAAGGTATCCAGCTAATATGTGAGGTTCTAGTTTCAGTATCTAACACAGCACCTTTAGTACCTTTTTTATTTCCAACATAAGCATCTTGTTTAGGTTCTGCACGTCCTGCAGCAATAATCATTTTACATTGTTCAGGTGTAAAAATTGGTTGTGTAGTCTCAACTATAAAAGATCTCCATCGTGGTTCTGTTATCATATTAATATCCGTATTCTACCCATCCCGTTATTATATATTTGTCATTTGACAGAGGAGGGTTGCCTCTATGAACATGTGTGAACTGTGATGGCCAAACTAATAGTGTATTTTTTTCTGGCTTGAATCTACACTTTTGATATAAAAATTCTGTTTCTCCACCTTCTGCAACATCATTAAGATAAACACTAAAAGCTAATATTCTATTTCTTGCTGTCATCATTGCATTTTCACAATGCCACATATGATAACCTTCACCTACTTTGGTTTTCTGTATCTTTACTTCTAATATAGTGTGCTGGTTCAATTGTTTTAGAAAAGAATATTTTTTTACATATAATGGATATACTTCTTTAAGAAGCATATCTATAAAAGGTTTGTTGTTATATGTCATATAAACGTTTGTATTGCTTATAGTGCTTATTGCATTATCTGATACTAACGTCTCATCCTCGAGTCTTGAAAATACTGCACCTTGTTGCTCACACTTATTAAAATAATTTAGATAGCTATCTATCATTTCATTTGGCATAAAGTTTTTAAATATACCTATATGATTATCTATGTAATATTGTTTATCCATTACGTAGCACCTCTGTTCTTTATAGGATCAAAATGCACGTCACAGTTTGCAGCGAGAGTTCGTCTAGTCTCGTTAGTGCCATTAAAAGGATATACACAGTGTCTCATATCATATGGAAATATATAAAAGTCTCTAAGATTCATTGGTGGTTGATAATCTATTTTTGCAAACTGACCATTAGCTGCACCTAATATCTGTAGTCTACCATTTTGTGGTATTCCAGCATTTGAATATTCTTTACCAAATGTTGATGGTAGTTTTAAAATCATAACACTAGATAGACCTGTAAACAACATACCACGATGAATATGTGCAGGATTATATTCGTGTTGTTTCATTTCGTTAATCCAGACTGAATTTAAATGCATATCGTAACCTCTTATTTTATTAAACGCTAGATAGTGTTTAAACACAGTCATAAAATAATCTGTAACATTTCTAGGCAACCTATTATGATTTTTCATTTTTGTTTGATCTTTACCATAATACAATAAAGAATGTTCTTTTTCTATTTTGCCAACTAATTGATCATTAGCTGGTGCAAAGTTATGAAAGTTTTGTTCGTAGAGCTGATTAATTGTAGTAAATATATCAAGCGGTACTTGATACTTTAAAATCGATTGACCTAAAAATACAAAATCAAATTTTAATGTGTCCATATCTTTCTCTAATACTTTTTGGCACAATATAATTATTTGTTTTTTTTCTAACTGTTGTTCTTATAGTGTGCATATTCTTTCCTACTACTGTATCGTCGTATTCTATATCATTAATATTAATTTGTTTCAAGTTTTCAAAGTAATGGGGATAATAAGGTTCATCTAAAAATTTATAAATTTTTTTAAACTCTTTTTCAGGATTAGTAACAATATCATCATATCTTACATAGTGACAACTATTAAAATAATTATATGAATTTTTAATTGCTTTTAAATCTTTTACAATAGCACCTTCTTCTTTCATTAAACCCAGTAATTTTTCTTCGTCAGTTTTTCCAAATTTATTTACAAATGAATTTGGATTTTCTGTATACCATTTCATATAACTAGCAAACACTTCCATTAAATCTCTTAATAAAACAATGCATTTAAAACCAGGCTTAAAATGTTTTTGAATTAATTCAAAATTTCCAGGATTAGCACTCGTTAGTGCAGGTCCACGATCTATAATTATTCGTTGGGGCCATTGTTGATAATAGTTAGTAAACACATTATCCATTACGTTATCTAAAGATTTGTAATCAGGAAAGTTTTTAAACGTATCTGTTGTCTTTACTAAAAAAAGATTTTTCATTATTTCTAAAGTTACGGAATTAGCTGTGCAAGCTATCTCAGGATTTTGATTCATAATACTTGCAAATAAAGTATTTCCAGATCTAGGTAATGCTACAAGAAAAAATAACTTACGCTTTTGGTTTCCCATGTTGTTCAATTTGTTCTTTCTCTTGATAACTTTGTTCTAGTTCTCCTGACTTTCTAATTCTCTGTAACGATTGTAATTGTCCCATTACATTAAATACTTCTGCCTCACTTGAGTTTTGATTTAATGTTTTTGCTTTCTCATGATACTGCATACCATAAGATTCTAGTTGGTGAACATTAACATCTTTATCGTTAAATGATCCATCATTAAATTCACTTTTTAATTTAGACCACATCTTAATTTCTCTCATTCTATGTGTTGCAACTTTCTCCATAGAGGCTTTTGCAAATCTACATTCGTCTAAGTCTATTTGATATTTAGTTCTTTTGTATTCGTCTTCTTCTTTTTCAATTTTCTTTTCTAACCAAGTTATCTTTGCCTCATTTCTTCTATAGTCAAATGATAGAGTCATTAGATTATCTAAGTATGATGATTGTTCTCTTACACACTGCCAATACTTTGAGGCTTTAGTTGGATATCTATTATCTTGTAATACAGAAAACCTTGCTTCTGTTTCTGTTCGAAACATTTGTTTCTTGGTCCATGTATCACGAAGCTCGTCTACCATACCTTTAAAAGATGATAGATCTTCTTGTGTTAATAGATTATTTAAATGTGGTTCTTCACCTTGTATAACTTCTTTAACGTCTTTTTTCATAGCTTTATCCTTTATAGTTAAGACTAATATATATTAATTAAAATATATTACAAGTCTTATGAATCGGTAAATGTAACTGTTGTAGGTGTAGTGCTAGACCATTCTTCTGTTGCTGTCAAAGCAGATGTAGTAGCATTTTCTCCACCAGCTGCTAAAGCTGCTGTAGTAGCATTACCAGATCCTTTGAAAGCTCCTCTTGCTGTATTTAAATTACTAGTTTCTGTCCAACTACTTCCACTCCATAATTCTGTGTTTGCTGTAACAGATGGAGTTAATCCACCAAATGCTATGGAATCTGTACTACTTGCTCCAGTTCCTCCTATAAAATATCGTGATGTATTTAAATTACTAGTTTCTGTCCAGTTAGTTCCATTCCAAATTTCTGTTTCATTTTTAGTCCCTGGTCCACCGCCAGCTGCTATACCAGATGTCGAAGTTCCCCCAAACATTAAATAATTTCTTGCAGTATTTAAGTTATTAACTTCTGTCCAGTTAGTTCCATTCCAAACTTCTGTATTTGCTGTATCTCCTGGAGAAGAACCTCCAGTAGCTAAAGCTGCTGTATTAGTTCCACCTCCCGCTAAAACACTTCTTGAATCAGTTAAATCATTAACTTCAGTCCAGTTTGTTCCGTTCCAAGTTTCAGTAACTGCTGTTACTGAACCATCATTTCCACCAAAAGCTAATGCTGCTGTTTGAGTGCCTGCTCCAGCTAAAGAATTTCTTGCAGTG